CATAATCTGCATGTCTCAAAGGTGGGCCTAAACGATTCTTAATAATCTGTGCTCTACACTTCATACCGAGAACATTCTTTCCACTATCTTTTATCTGTCCCATATTCTTTAAACGAATACGAGTAGAAGCGTGGAATGGTAATGCCTTTCCACCACTTGTTGTCCAAGGGTCTCCAAACATCACACCTAATTTTTGTCTTAATTGATTTGTAAATACTAATGCAACTTTTTGTTTACCAATCATTTGAGTAATCTTTCTCATAGCTTTTGATATCACAATGGCCTTTGCTGTTGCCCAACCATCTTTATCGAAATCAGCTTCCATCTCTACTTTTGTAGATGCAGCTGCAAGTGAATCAACCAAAATAGTTACTAATCTATCTTTATCACTTTCACGAACTTTGGTTACGATTTCTTCGATTGCTTCAAAGATATCCTCTACAGTCTCAAGATGTAGATATAACATCTTACTCATATCTAAACCAACTCCACCTTTCTTTTGAGTTTCTGCCAACATATGAGCACCAAGTAGTGATTTACCACTTGATTCTAATCCATTGATTTCTGTGATTCTACCAACTGCAATACCTCCGTCTGGTCTATTAGATATAGCCAAATCCAACATTGAACTACCTGTAGATATAAAATCTTTTATATCAGTAGGTGTTGTATCTGTTCCATCAAGGAAGTATGCTACTTTAGTATCTTTGAACTTTTTATTTAAACTATCGGCCAGTGTTGAGGCCAATACATCATTAACTGATGCCATCCTAATCTCCTTAAGTTAATAATGGGAGCCACAATTGGAAACATTTCAATATATGACTCCCATATATTGTTATAATTTATGAATTGAATAATTCATCAAAGGCATCACCAGTATTACTTACTGATTTTGCACTTGAGATTTCTGAAGCAGAAACTGATTCTTCCT